CACAGAAGTTGTGTGCCCATTGGCGTACGAGAGATCGATTTGAAAGGATTGATCATGAGTACTATGACTCAAAGTCAAACCTCAATTGGGTGCCTCATCCTCAGTGCTGGTCTTGGTCGCTCCGGTAAGCCTATTCAAAGGGAGATTGAACGACTATCCGAACACATGGGACCTGAGTGGGTTGTATCCCACATAAAGGCCCTATGGAATGTGGCTCTCCACTTAAAGAATGGAAAACCACATTTGGCCAAGGAGGTTTATCAACAGAATTCCATTTCATATAGGAAGTCGGATATGTACCCTAGAGGTCCATTCCGGCCCCTGGTGAAAGGATTTGTTGAAGCCTCCCGACCTTCCGTTATCAAACGGAAGGCCGCGATGTTGAGGTATTATACCTCAATACAGATGGCCGAGCTGACAAGGAAACAGAGCAGGAAGGCTCTTTCCGCTATAACAGAGGTCTCACCTTCGGTGGGACACCCTGCAAAACGGATGGCTGACCGTCATTGGGCCTTGGTCCAACCCTACGGGGTTGATGACCATGGCATCCCCATTGACAAGAGATTGTGTGATTATACACCTTCTCTTGATCATAGGGACGGTCGCCATCTGAAGGCGGCTTCCTACTACTACTCTAGTGTCAAACTCCCCAGGGATATGAGGGGAGAGCCATATTGTCATATGACAATGTCGGCTCTCACCAACTCATATGTCCCGGAGGATCTTGACAGGATCACCCCTTGTTACGAGCTCCGTGAGGAGCTTCGTCAACAGGATGATTCTTGGGACCTAAAACCTGTGGGTCGTATTACGGCCCTTCAGGAGCAAGGTGCCAAGGCTAGAGTGGTCTGTATGCCCCACTCTCACCTTCAGCTAGCGTTTGTACCATTGCACAAAGCGTTAGCCAAGGAAGCTGAGAGATTGTTTCCTGTCCAATCTGTGGTTAATGACCAACAGAGGGCAGTTTACAAAGTTCTGAGGCATATGTCGGAGGACAATCCGGTGTTTTGTACCGACTTGTCTTCTGCAACAGACCGTTTCCCACGGGATTATTCTTTACGTATCCTGACCAAGTTAGGATACAAGAATTATTCCCGTGCCATTGAGGACTTGTGTGACCTCAAGAGCTTTGAGTCCCCATGGGGTAATGTCCAATATGGTACTGGACAGCCCATGGGTCTCTACGGCTCTTTTCCTCTCTTCCATATCTCTAACTGCTTCATGGCACAAGCTGCCGAGAAGCAGGCAGAGAAGGAAGTCGGTTCCGATCACATTGTCCGATTTCAGGAAGGTAATACCTTCTTTGTTCTCGGAGATGATGTGATCTTCTCCGACCCCAATGTGGCAAGGATTTACGAAAGGGAAATGGAC